ATCTAAACCTGCAAACGTTTGGGGAATATCACGCAAGATTTGACGATACACAGCCCACGCACGTTGATCTACGGTGCAATCAGGGAGCATTGTCCAATCTGATGCCGTTAGTGCAGCATTACGCTTTGATAGGGCTTGCTCCCAGGTATAAGGCTGTACATCAGGGTTAGGGAGGGGAATATTGCCGTCTTCTAACCACTGAAGGTAAATTGTGTAATCACTGTTGGATTTGTCGGCAGGGATCGATGCACCGTCCGTTGTGCGGAGGATGGTGGTGCTGGTGGTGAGTTGGTACATGGGGGTGGTCATGGGTGGTTACAGTTCGGCACTTGCTGTTGCTTGCGATTTCATATCAACTCCCGAGCTAACTCCTGTTGAAACATTGTTTCGCCTAATTGAAACAGCAGATGCTCCTTGACTAAAAATTGTTGCCGCACCATCTGTGAAGTCAGCCGTACTAACGCCAGTTGTATTAGCGTTTGCTGTTGAGTACAGCGTGATTGTTGGTTGTGTTCTCATGGCAACAGGAAAACACCAAGTTCCTGATGGAGCATACACCCATGCTCCGTTTACGTTTGTGGAAATTGCTCCTGCTGATGTAACAGTTCCAGGTACTGTTCCTGTGTCATAAGTTTTGGCAAAATACCTCTGACACAACGCCAACTCCGCCCCAAACGATCTGCTTTCAAACGTACTGCTAACCAAACCTAACTCCAGTTGAACATTACCAATCGTCCACGTACCGCTGATCTGCGCACCGACAGTGAAGACAACCTCAACACCAGTCGTGGCGGCGGCTGGGATAGCAATGTTAGCTGTGTAACGCATTACCGAGCTGGTAACTGTGAACGTGCCAGTTGCAATTTGCGTTTTAGTCGGAGTTCCAACCGTACCAAACGTATCTGCTGTAGTGGCGTAATAGGCGGTCCAGGTTACCGTTGTTAGAAGGGAGTTGGCGAGGTCAACGCCGAGAGTAGCATTACTCCCAGCAAGATCGTAAGAGTTAGCGACTTCGATACGTTGGCCAACGCCAACAGCTGTAACAGAAGCCGCACCTGTGATCTGCAAGCGGTTTTTAACCGCACCAGAACCGGCAACTTGCGCGGCTGTAACGTTTGCACCTGTGGAGTAGACATACCAACGATCAACGGAAGGGTAACCGGTACTCGCGGTTGGAACCGTAGTACCAGCAGTCACCGTAGCGGAAGTTGCACGTTGTGCAATTGTCATGCCGCCGTTAATAAAACGGTTACGGAAAGGCCCAACAACATTAAAGACGTTGCTGTTTAGGCCGTCAGCATCAATCTTAGTGAGTGCCATCAGGTCTGCTGTAGATAGCTAACTGTGATATCTAATGCGCTTGAGGTATCTGAACTTGCCCTGAGAACGTCGTTTGCTGTCATGATTACTTTGCTACCCGAGATCATCTCCAGGGAAGAACCTGCAGGGATCGGTGCATTTTTAATTAAAAATGCGGCATCACCTGTGTTGGGAAGCAAGTAAATGTTTCCATTTGCGCTACTGCCTGTTTTATTTGAAACCAGAACGCTAAGGATGATCAGCGTAGCCGTTCCTCCTGCAGTAACAACGTTAGTTGCTGAACTAGAAGTTACATCAGCAGTTGAAAGGCTGGACTTGGTGCTTTTTGTGAATGTATTTGCCATGTCAGCCTAGAGCAACGATAAGGGCGAGGTTGTCAGTGGACTCAAAAGAACCAGACACAGTTAAACCACCAGAGATTAACACGTTACCTGGAATAGTAATAGAACCAGATGAATCTATTGTAAGACCTGCAACGCCGTTGGCAACCAGTGCAATTTGCCCGATGCCTGGGCTAATGATCCCTGTGTTAGCACTATTAGCAAATTTTAAAGCGCAGCTAGATAAAGAACCTGGGGAGAGACTTGAGTTTACACAATCAGCGCGCAACAACGGATACCCGCCGATCGTTGATGCGTCATGAACAACACACGTATTTAACGTAGTGTTGACAGTAACCTCACCAACAGCGCCGGTAAACGCTGCTGTTTCAGCAGAAGTACCTCTGCGAAATTGTACTTGTGTTGACATAATACTATCCTAACGCAATTGCAATTGCAGTAGCAAAATCTTGCGATGCCAATGTTGCTGTTTCATCTGGTAATGTCAAAGTACGATTTGCAGTTAAAGTTGTTGGCGTCAATGTAGCGGCATAGCTACTACTTCCGCCTGCCCGTCCATTAAGAATGATTCCGTCTTGAGTTGAAGTCTGCCTAAATGTTTGGCCTGTTGCATTTGTAAATGTGTTGGCGCCAGTAAAAGCATTATTTGCGCCTAAGTACGCAACCGTTCCACCAACGCCAAACGTAATAGTTGAACCATCAGTACCAGCAAATGCAAGCGTGTTGGACGCCGTCAACGTTTTACCGTCAACAATAGTTAACGTTGAACCTGTTGCGGGTGCTGTAATCGCAACTTTATTAACACTTGTTGCAGATGCTACGCCAAGAGAAGGTGTCGTCAGCGAAGGCGATGTAGCAAAGACTGCAGACCCTGAACCTGTTTCATCGCTAAGAACGCCCGCCAGTTGGGCAGAAGTTGTAGAAGCAAAGAACGATAAGTTGTTTGCACTTAACGCAACGGTACCTGTGGCATCTTGAAGCGTTACGGTACGATTTGCAGTTGGGTTGGTAACTACAACTTTTGTAGTGTTTACAGTAGCAGTAGTGCCTTGGAACACCAAGGCGCTTGCAGTGCCGTCAAGATACAGCGAGTTGGCTGCACCAAAGACACCACCATACAGGGTGGTTGCTGTCAGGGAGGTAAGCCCTGCAACGGTACTGGTACTGGCGCCAAGCGCAACCGACGTACTGCCGATCTGCACGCTGGAGTTTGCTAGTTGGCTATTAGGTATTGCGCTTGTGCCAAAAACGCCTGTGCCGGAGTTATATGTTAAGCCTGAGGCTACAGCGACGCTGAGACTTCCACGAATATTGGCATCAGTAACAACAGCAAAATCGTAATTGCCAGTCGCACTGCTGTAAGTAAGCGCACCATAACCCGTACCTGTTGTAGAAGCGGAGAGATTTCCTCGTACGTTTGCCGCTGTAACAACACTATAAGTGATTGCTCCAGTGCCACTATTGTAACTAAGACTGCCAAAACCTGTACCGCTATTAACAACAGAGATTGAGTTAAGTAGTGCAAGGGTGCCACTTGCATCAGGGAAAGTAATCGACCGTGTGCCGGTAGGATCTGTAGCATTGACAGTAGTTTTGTTGGCGTCAGCAGTTGCGCCTTCAAAGATAATACCAGTGCTGCCCAGGGTAATGCTGTTTGCAGCTCCTGCTGCACCGGAAATAACGTTAGTGCTGCCAGTTACTGTTGTAGCGGTAAGACTCGTAAGACCTGCAATGGTACTAGAAGTTCCTCCCAATGAAACCGTAGTGCTGCCAAATGTAACGGAACTAAAAGCAAGTTGAGAATTTGGTATTGAGCTGGTACCAAACTGCCCTGTCCCGCTGCTGTACGTTAAGCCTGAGCCAGACGCAACGCTTAAGCTGCCCCGGATATTTGCGTCAGTGACAACGGTATAAGTAAAAGCTCCTGTTACTGTGCTGTACGCCAGTGAACCGTACCCTGTGCCGCTGTTGCTTACCGATAAGGCGCCAAATACCCGAGCATTTGTATAGTAGAGGTTGGAGCCTTCAGTAAGGTCAGTTGTTGTGTTGCCAGCAAAATCTAACTTATCTGCTGGAGTGTTAACTTCCTGGAACAAACCGCTGACCAGGGCAATAGCTTTTCTAGTTGCCATGGTTAACTTAGTTTAATTGGGGTGGTAAGTTGAATGGATAATTTAGTAGTTGTTACTGCTTCTCCTACGTAAGTAACATATTTGCCTGCGCCGCTGGGGGCTGTCGTTGTGATTAAACCGTCGGTGGTGTCAGAAAGGTAATAGTGGTTGCCAGGGCTCAGTCCTGTTGTTGGCAGGATGCCTGCGACTAAAACCTGTACAGGATCCCCTTGCATCCGCGTTTGGTTAGCAAATCCAGCTACACGTGCTCTCTCTTCTGTACTATTTGCAATAGCTGTGATTACCAATCCTGTTGTATCCTGTAGGCACACAGCGTCGCCTTGTGTAACTGACGCCCCCGCTATACCAGTAAACCCTACTACTGGAGCAACAAAAACAGGAAAACCTTCCTTAAGATCAATGACGGCATCAACAAGACCGCGATAATTAGGTGCGTAGGGTTCGCGAGTCATTGTAAAACCATTACCTGACATCAGGTCAACAAGTGCTTCAATTGCACCTACTATATTGGCTTCGTAGGTAGCTGTCACACTGTTGTTTCTTCTTCGTTTATTTTAGTTGATTCAATCCTTTAGAATAAGAACAAAGCTACAGTATCTGATTTGGGCTACGAAATCTTGATAGCGGCAGTCTCCGGTGCTGCTGGTGCTTTTGGTGGAATTCATAAAGCTTATAGCAATGCACAAGAGCGGCTAGGGCGCCGTTTTGAAAAAATTGAGAACGAACTTGATGCGCTTAGGAATACTGTAATGCACGATTACGTATTAAAAGAAGACTTTTTGCGTGAAATGCAGGCTGTTCATAACAAATTAGATCGTATTTTGGATTTTTTGATCAAAAATCCTCATTCTTAGACAGCAACCCACGACGTTGTTGTTGCTTTGTAAATATATAAAGCAGAAAGAGTTAAATCATAATGTAACTGACCGTCTACCGGGTTAAGCGGCGTACCTGCGGTAATTGATGCAACTGCTCTTGGCGTTTGCCACGCAGCACCATCATAAATTTTTAAGATTTGTGTACTGGCGGTATCAAGCCAAGACTCCCCTTTTGATAAAAGTGTGTGGCCAGTGGGAGTTACGTTTGGTGCTGTGCTTCCCACAAAGGTTGGTCCAACCTTGATCAAGCCGGTACTAGGTGAGGCTGTACTATCAGCAAAATACAGTCCAGGATCAGAAGGATTGTAGTTAATGGCAATCTCTGCCGCACCTAAACGAGTGGGCAAAGGTCTGTCATGTAGTAAAGAAGAGCGATTGTTAAGTATCTGATCAGCCATAAAAAATTACGCCCCGTACTCACCACAGTCTATAACAATATCTTTGATCACTTGCGGGGTGTAGGTTTCGCAATCAATACTGCTGATAGCGTTTACTGGCGTCAACGGAACCCCGTTCAAGTACGCGCCACAAACAATCAAGCCGAAGCGATAATCAGTTGCGTAGTTAATTAAGGGTTCGTTTAAGAACCCAAATTTTGTGCTAGAAACAAGTGTTGGCTCCAGGTTAACAACCTTGCTTAAAACTGAAATTAAGCGTTGTGTACTGTTTTGTAAAGTGCCATTATCACTTAAGTTGCCGTTAGCGTCGCGCACTATATTATCAGTCAACAAAGATGTCAGAAGGGTTGGTTGATAATTAGCTACGGAACGCGGTTGATTTTTAAAATCAAGTGAAGTTGTTGTGCCTAACCAAGTTTTACCCATTCTTAACATGGTAAGTCTCTCTGCATTTTTATATGCTCTGCTGTTTTCTTTTGTAAAGTTTTTGTAAAAAGTGTCCGAGTCATCACCAGCGGGGTGATCACTTGGTTCAAGTAACCAAGTCTCCAGATATTGGTGCTCAACTATATTTGTAACAGTGCAGTAGCCTGATGTAGTTTGTGAATAAGGATACACAATCACAAAGTTGTTTGCGTCAATAACTTGGTTAACTAAGTACCCACCAGACAATGCCGCCCCGCTGGTAAACTCAAGTGATACCCTAGTGTTAGCAGTGACGTTGTGGTTATTAACAGTGACTAAGATGTTAAAACTGTTTGTTTGGTTATATGTTCCCGTTAAATTAATTACCGCATTTCCTTCGTCATGAACCATTGAAAAGAAAGCTGCGTAAATATGCTTGCACCAGCGCATTTGATAATACAATAGTTCTGTATAACAGTTATCTTTATTATCCTCATAGGTGGGAAGTTGATAAAAGTTATTAGTAGATATATAACCAAGATCGCTGAAAACACCAACGCTTTCTCTCCTGTCAGTTATGCTGTTGTCTTTATTTAAGGTTGTTCCAGGCTTGACTGAAGTCAACGCTGTGCCCGGAAAACGCTCTTTAGTGTTACTTGAGTAAAAGTTATATCCTTCCCTTCTAGTAAAATCTTGGCAACTGCATTGATAGCGTACTTCTGATGTCAAGAAATAACCAGCATAAAACCCGCGATGTGCTGGATTGGTTAATCCGATAATTCCCTGAGTTGTTTTTGCCCCGTAGCTATCGTTACGTTGAAAAACAATTTCAGTATTACTGGTATCAATAGCTTTTACTGTATAACCAACATAATCGTCATAATTAAATTTTGCAACTAACCGATACACAAGTGCGGCACCGCTGGTTGAGCCTGTTGCAATTGTTGTAATTGTGAAGACAGAAGAAGAGGTTACGGTAATTGTATATAGTCCAGAAGACGCGTTTCCCGTAGAAACATCTAAGTTAATTTTGTTCCCAGTAAACAGTCCGTGATTAGTGGTGCAAGTTACTGTTACGGTGCTGCCAACTCTTGCGTAAGTTGCAACAACACCTGGGTCGCTTTCGCTGATGCGATCCGTGAATCTTTCTCCAACAATTGAAAGTGCTGGTGTAGGTAAGTACCGGAGCTTTGTCCTAATTTCAATCCAGCGAGTGTCATTGAATCCGGTGGAAAGTGCAACAGAAACATTGCCAATTGTCGTTACAGGAGCTACAGCAGTGCACGTAAAAGTATCTGCTGTCTTAGAAACAATAGGAAGCGTTGCAGTAGTTGCCGCGCCACTAAGGATTGTTAAGTAAATATTGTCGCCAGGTTGGAAGCCGTGGTTCGCGTAAGAAACGGTGATAGTTGTGCCCGTTTGGCTATAAGGCATAATTGCAGCAACGCCTAAATAGCGCACCGCAATAATAAAAAGACCGAAGTTATAAAAGTTTAATGAGTTGGCATCACGAACAGTTACAGTATGCTCGCCAGTTTCCTCTGAACTGCTTGGGAAAGTAAAAACCCTGGCAGGGATAAACACACCGGGGTACTGTTGAAACGCACAATAAAATCTGTAATCACCTACTGCAGCGCGATTTATTGCTGTGGAGCCGAATACACTTTGTGTTGTTGTGTACAGCTCATAACCACGGCGCCACCGTGCCCACAGTGCGTCCCTGTCATAAAAACGGATGCGACTTCTGTACTCGCTATTTTTAGAGGAAAAACTATAAGGGTTGTCAAACTTGCTAAGATCTACGCGTAACTTTTTTTCAGGACCTTCAAATCCTTTTGAAAAACTGCCGTCAAAGTTAATCTTTTGGCTGTTAAACGAGTTATGCCCAAAAGCCACTGTTCAACTCAATAGTATCCAGCTTCCACGTTGACGTAGAACCCGTTCGTCAGTGAGGTTGCACCGCTAAATGCTGCGTACAAAGATTGCCCGCGCTGAAGCGTTAGGCCCCGCAGTTTAGGAGCTGTGGTGCTGTTTGCGCTGGTAAAGTTTGCACCAGCCTGAACAACCGGGCGGTTAATCAACGGAAGGATATTTTGCTCAGTTAAGCTATAAGATTGATTATCATAAGTTGTAGGAATACTTGCAACAAACAAAGGGAAGAATTGGTTAGTAAGAGTTACTGTACTTGTCGACACCAGGTAGAAACAGATGTCAATAGGTAGATAAACATTGACGTTACCTGAAGTCGTAGCCGAGGTTGCGCTTGTCCCTGTAAACGTTGTGGGTGTAACAGCAGTAACAGTCAGAATCTCATCTACGGCTGTACCACTGGTGTAATCCAGGTAAGCTTTCTGCCCAACTTGCAAGTTATGGTTTGCAAGCGTAACAACTTGCGCGGTGCCTACTTGATTGTATGTACCAGTGAAAGCAGTTTGTGCGTCAATATAAATGTTATTTCGCTTGCTGTATCGAATCCAAATTTCGTCAATGTACGCGCCACTGATCGAAGTATCTGTCAGCGCTGAGTCAACGTCAAACACCTTGGTGACGTTACCGACAGCAGTTGGGATCAAACTTGTTGAGAAAAGTTGACCTGATGCAACCGTAACCAACGCACTAGAAGTCGCTGGACGGTCAAGCATCATCGGCATTTTATTTGAACTAGAACTTGACATTTGGTTGACTTCCTCTCCCTATT